GCCGAGTGTATGCACTACAGTGCCGTATGCTCATACTTTAATGTGTGGGATGCCACACAAAATGAGGAGCTGTCTCTTCCTGTCTGTATTCGTCAACAGGGGGACCCCTTACACGGAACCACGTGTTCTGGTAGGGCCCCCACGAATCAGCAGGCTCGACACCCTGAAGGGAGGAAACGAGCCTACCGACAACATCGGTAGGTCTTAATTCCCCGTTCACTATGGGATAGTTTCGATAGAAACTGTGCCATAACACTACTGGGAGGCGCTGGTGGAGGACTTTATCTTCGAAAACGTCCACCTCCATCGCCTCATAGAAGTGCGGGTCGCTAGGCTCCACTAACTCCGGTCTCAACTCCATCACAGCGGTGGTTCCATACCCTCGATACACCTTTGGTATATAGAGTGTGCGCAACTTCCGCCATAATTCGAGTCTCCGGTAGGGGTCCTCAATATGAGTGACTCCCTTTATTAGGGGAACGAACCGTTCAGAGCCGGTGGGGAGGGAGAGTCCTCCGAATTTCGGACTCAAATGAGTCGGTAATCCGAGGGCTTCTGCCTCTAACAGCTTCGGCAGGTACTTGACCTTGAGGAGATCACCTATTAGGGTTTTCACCTCGCGGTCCAAGTATTTTACCGCAGCGGTTGCTTTAACCGACTCAACCATAGACCATCTGTTTTTCACAGATGCGCCCTTTGGTTGAGTGATCGAAGCCACCTTTGGATGGTCCACATACTCACCGTCCTCGAGCAAGAATTCAGCGAATACTGCTCGATTAAGGGGGTATGGCGAGACCATATCTTTCAGAGGATGGATGCTAGCTCCTGTAGACCGAATCTTCACTCGATATTCCTCGAGCGTCGAAGTGGTCAGGAGAGCATCATCCCCTAGGGTCGCTGCCATCCTTGCTGTGCCTCGGGCCGCCCAAACGTTAAGAGCGTTTAGGATAACCCACGAGCACGGCAGAGACATCAGCTGCCCCGATACCATCACCTTCCCAGAAGCTGCTAACTCTTCTCTGACGCGCGTGTACCACACGCGACAGATCTGGTATAGCTTCTGGGGACCCAAAGGTTCCTGCAATTGCTCGAGACCTGCCGTATAGGCGTGGTCAAAAGCAACAGTAGTGGCCTGTGGTGCCATGGTATTACCTATCCCCAACCGGTTCTTCCCCGGTCGGAAGGAGCGGATCTTCCTCTTGGGCTCTTTCACATTTGAAATGTAAGAGAGCACCTCCTGGATATCCAACTTCTTCTGGAGTTGAGAAAGATCCTCCATCATCCGATTAGGGTGATGGACGTCCTTCGACTCCATGGATAGGTGCCACTGGCCGAGAACTGCGATAAATTTATCGAGTCCTGGCCACGAATGTCCCGGACGGTGTTTACACACCGAATTCGGAGCAAACGTGGCCCTCTTCCAGCGGCGGGTTTTGAAACCTCCCGGAGCTAACTCTTTCCCAGCCTCAAAAGGCAAGAGGCAAGGGAAATTGTTAGTGGCGTCGACAAGGTCGGTGGAGTTTACAACTTCACCAGGCCTTGCCTTTACCAAGTCCGGCATGTTCTTATACCCTGATCTTCGCAACAGGTATCCTCCAATCTTATCTGCCTTCATTTTAGGGAAGACAGCAGAGCGGATGGGTTCCTGAGCGAACACCTGAGAAGGCCATGGGAGACTGGCAGTTCTGGTCCGAAAACCCGTCTCTTCCAAACCCATAATCTGGGTGGGGAAGTGAAGGTTCGGCTCATTACAAACCTGTCCCTTTAAGGCTGGGCACCCGGCTGCATGTTTTGTGACCTCTGCGTCCCAATCTAGGAATATATCCTCGATTAGGTCGTAGCCGATCGCGCTCCATTTAGCCATTGCCTCCTTATCCTTCTCACTCGGGGTCTCTGGGAGCTTCTCAGGCCAGACAAAATTGGCTAGCTTGAGTAGGTCCCGGAAGAACTCTGCCATTCCTCCCCTCCTCCGGGGAGTAATGACAGAGGCAGACTCCGAGTAGGGAATCCTTCGGTCCGGAAAGCTTTTTGGCTTCCATCCCTTTAGGACTCCCATAATACCTTTGACCGAGGTGGGCGAGATGTCTTTTGGGTGGTCTGAGAATCTCTTCTCTACACTCTCAACATCTTCCTGCCTTAGCCAAGAAGGTTTAGGGGGGAGCCCCCGTCCAACTGAACCGGCGATACGCCGATCCAACTTGGTCAGGAGCCCCGAAATCGGACAAGCCAACGGCACCCTCGTACCTTCGATCCATGATCGTCGGCACCAGGCTGACACCAGCTTTATCCGATCCCCTGCTGCGCCTATTCCTCCATCCTGAACTAACCGCAGTACCTCCCTGTAACACGCAACAAGTGCGTCGTACCAGGGGCGGTCCTGCGGGAACGTCCACACCGTATTCCCTCTTGAGAGGATATACGCTGAGTGGATGGCCTCAAGACACTCCGCCAAAACTGTATAGGTTATAGACCTATGAGCTTTGGAGGAGTGTCTTGATGAGGAGATGGAGTAGGCTCCCTCCTTGCTGCCCAGACCCAGTAGAGCCTCCTTTTCCGGCTCTACTGCCCTTAGCAGCATCGGCATAAGTCTTGCTTTTGCCAGAGGTATTCTTCCCCTTAACTCGTACTTCGGGAGACTTACGGGTTTTAGGGGGATTCTTACCAGGAGGGGAAGTAGATTTTCTGAGCTTAATAGCCCAGTTCTCCTTCTGAATCTCTCCAGCTAGGAGTCTCGTTCCCAAATTTTGAACGAGATCCTTGTCTGAAGAGACAACCTTCTTCACCCACAGGGGGAGGAATGGAGAGCCTTTCTTGTAAAGGCCCTTCACTCTCCCCTCTGAGGTGAAGATTGGGGGCAACTTTTGCACCTGGTTTACCCGTTGGATCCGCTCCAAAGCAGAGCGGCCTGGATTTACCAATGGTGCCCAAGTTGAGCTGCAGACACACTCCATGTCTGCTAAGGCCTCCCAGACCTTTGGGGATCGAAAGTAATCTTTCTCCAATCGTCCGGGGACCTTCCCCACACCGCCGATGCGGGTCCAGAAGAGCTTGACATTGTATTTGCTTACAATGTCAGCACGACTTGGCTCCACAAAGGCGCCCGCCTCCAACTTCTCTTGGAAGTTGGCGGCCGTCACCTTCTTCTCCATTATGGAGTAAAAGGCATCGAGCGGACGTTCACACGCCCGAAACGTGCCCTGTACCCACAATGGATAAGGCTCCTTCTCTTTCAATTTGAGAAGGGATCGCAGTTCCGCGTCTCGGACCTTCCCCAAGGGAGGGACCGAGTCACGGTAGCGATGGTCCTTGATAGCCTCTTTTACGAGGCCCAAGGACTCCCCGATTCGACCGTCGGCGAGAATGCTACGCAACTCGCGGACCAAGAATGGTGGGAGTGTACCAACGGATAGGGTTGGTGCCTTTGCGACCTTCTTCAGGAAATCTTGTGTTTCCTGAGGAAGGACGTTAAGGTCCAACTCCTTCTTCCGTTGGAACTGGACGGGGGTCCAGCCCTCTTTCCCCTCTACTTCAGGGGGGAGAAAGATCCCCGCCTCCTCAAACTTCTTCAAGCCCGCTGCGCGGGCCTGAAC